GTCGTCCTTCCCTAGCTCCACAACCTCATTCTCACAACTGAATAGCCCCGTTGGAGGGACCGTGCCGCGTCTACGGCAGCGTGTCGCGAAGGATGCGACTGTCGCTAACCGGATTCCCCTCGCCAACGAGGCCCGGCTCGCCGCCGGCCCGCAAGCCCGCGGGAACGAGCTCGACCCGAACGCCGTCAAGATTCAGCCTCAGACCGAGGCCGACCTGACCGCTGAGGGCATGTCCAATGGCGGGTTCTGGTCCCCCGGCCGGCCGTTGCAGCCGCTCTGGCAGGAAGGCTCCGAGCCTCGCCAGTGGGACTTCAACACCGGCTACAACATCGCCTCCCGGCCCCGCTCGACCGCGACCAAAGTCAGCTTCGACACCCTGCGGCAAATGACCGACTCGTACGAGGTCGCCCGGATCTGCATCGAGCACGTCGAGGACGATATTCGGTCCCTGGACTGGCGGATCGTCCCCGTCGACGGCGTCAAGGACGATGTGCAGGATCAGGTCGACGCCGCGATGAAGTTCTGGAAGAAGCCCGACGGCACGACCCCGTTCGACTCGTGGCAGTCCTCCTTCATGGAGGATGTGTTGCGGTACGACGCTGGTGCGCTCTATAAGGGCCGGCTGAAGTCCGGGAAGATCGCCGCGCTCGAAATCATCGACGGCACGACCCTGGCTCCGCTGTTGGACTATCAGGGTCGCCGGCCGCAGGGCAACGCCCCGGCGTTCATTCAGTGGCTTCACGGCGCCCCCGCGAAGTGGATTCGCGCCGACGACATCATCTACCAGCCGTTCCGGATGCAATCCTCCGGGCCGTACGGGCTGCCGCCGATGGAGTGGCTGCTGCTCACCGCGAACACGGATATCCGGTTCCAGTGGCACTTCCTGAATTACTTCACCGAGGGCTCGATGCCTGGTGTGTTCATGGAGGCCCCGCCGGATCAGTCGAACCCCGATCAGGTCAACGAGTTTCAGGCGATCTGGAACCAGACGATGGAGGGCGACCAGGCCGTCAAGTGGAAGGTCAAGTGGATTCCGTCGGGCGCGAAGCCGTACCCGATGCGGGACGAGAAGTTCGACCCGAAGTTCCCCGAGTACCTCGCCTGGCGGACGTGCGCCGCGTACAAGGTCACCCCGAACGACATCGGTATCACCACTGACGTGAACCGGGCGACCGGCGAGACCCAGGTCGATGTGCAGTCCCGGATCGGCTCGAAGCCCCGCCGGAAGTATTTGGCCGGCATCTACACCTCGTTCATGCAGGAATCCCTCGGCCTTACCCAGGTGCAGTTTGAGTACGACTCTGGTGAGGAGAAGGAAGACCGCTACCAGGAAGCTCAGGTTCACGACCTGTACGTCCGGATGGGCGCTGAGGGCGTGGATGAGGTCCGGGAGAACGTGCTCGGGTTGCCGATCGACCCTGCTGCTCCTGTGCCGCGGTTCATCATGACCCGTACCGGCGCGACCCCGCTCAAGGACGTTATCCGTCTGGCCGGGGAGAAGATCGACCCGGAGACGGCCGCGCCGGAGCCGGGTTCGATCACGCCGGAGCCCGACGATCAGCCGGAGCTTCAAGGCTTGGAGACGCAGGCCGCCGTCACGGCGGTCGATGTTCCCGGGAAGCTCCCCGCGCAGTCAACGATTGCGCAGGACGCTCAGGCGGCCGGTGCGGTCGTCCCGCCGGCTGCTCCTGCCCCGAAGTCCGATGTGGGTAAGGAGTTGCGGCAGTTCCAGAAGTTCGCGAAGGCCCGCGCCGCCTCTGGTGAGTGGCGTGACTTCGAGTTCACCGCTCTCGATCCGGCGACGGCGCTCGCGCTGAACGCGACCGGTCGTCGTGACCCGGAGCGTGCTCGCGGTCTGGCCGGAACGCTGGCCCGCCGCACCGACGAAGGTTAGTAAACCGGGCGCGCCCCTTGACAAACGTCCGGGGGCGCGCTTAGGGTTCCTCTTGTCAGCACACCGCTCGTCAGGAGGCCCCCCGTGAACACCCTTTCCGCCCGAATCGACCTCGGTCTCACCAAGTCCGACCGCGCCGGCAACTACATCCCCTCGTGCGACGGGTTCCGCGCCGGCGCCGAGCAGGAAATCTTCGAGTACTACGTCGAGGTGCCCGTCGGGATGCGGGTCGAGGAGATCGCCGAGGCCGCGTTCGAGGCCACCAACCACCCGTACCCCGAGTCGCTGACCGGCGTCGCCGGTGCCCTGGCCGCTCTGGTCGAGGATGACCGCCTGACCCGGATGCGGTCGCTGTCCGTCGGCGACACCGTCACCGTCAACTTCGGCGGCGAAGGCGCCCGCGTCGTCGTCGAGCCGTTCGGATTCAGCCGCATCTAACCTCCCGGGAGGGGCCTTGTCGTCCCTCCCCGCCAAGCTCTGGCCCGAAGCCGGGAAGCCCACCTCGCACTATCCGGGGTGGGCTTTCGACTTCCGCATCGTCGAGCATTACGCGAAAGACCTTGCAGCGGCGCACAAAGAGGCGTACCCGAACCTTGAGGACATCGTCCGCCGGGTGCTCGCCCGGTACCCCTCGACCGTTAGCAAGGCTAAGCATTCCGCCCGGGCGAACCGGCTCGCGATGGAGCAGGAGATCCGCAACCTGTTCCACCTCGACCCCGATGCTCTGCTCGCGGTCCTGCGCGACATCTACGGCGATGCTTATCTCGCCGGCGCGCACGCCGCGATGCTCATGCTCGAATCTGAGGGCTTGCAGGGCGCGCAACTGGTGTCCGGCGTCGGCGGGTTAGCTACCTCGATCGACTGGTCCGCCTGGTCCCCCGGATGGGCTGAGGCCGCGAACGAGCTCGCCGGCGTCAACGGCGGCCTCGGCCTCGAACGGCTCCTCATCAACGCCGGCGTCCGGATCTCCGGCATCACCGGCACTGACCTGTCCCGCCTCGCGACCGTCCTCGCCGATGGTGTTTCCCGCGGCGACTCGATCGACACCATCACCAAGGCCGTTCTCGGCCTCCTCGGCGACACGAACCGCGCCGAAATGATCGCCTGGACTGAGACCGCCCGCGCGATGTCCGCCGCGTCCCTCGACACCTATCAGGCCAACGGGATTCAGCGATGGAACTGGCTGATCTCCTCCGGGGCCTGCCCCGAATGCGCGTCCGAGGCCCTCTCGAACCCGCATCCGCTCACCGATGACATGCCGCCGGCGCATCCGCGCTGCCGGTGCGCCGCGTCCCCCGTCGTCACGGTGGCCGCCGGCACGTCCGATGCGTCCGCCGTCGACATCCTCGACAACGCCGTCGGCGACTAACCCCCCGAGAGGTTCATCCGTGCGCCGTTTCCGCCCGTCCCTCGCCCCCCTCGTCGGAATCGCCTCCGCGACCGCGCTCCTCGCCGCCGGCGCCGCCACCGCCCCGTGGCCGCTGGCTCTGCGCCTCGCCGGAGTCGCCGTTCCGCTGCTCGCCGGTGGTCTCACCGTCGGCTGGATGTACGAGGACGACGAGCCCGCACCTGAGCAGGAGAACCAGAGTGGCTGAACTACCCACCGCCGCGGCGGTCGTCGTCAAGGCGGCTGAGGAGCAGCGGTACACCCTGGCCGTCGCCTACCCGGCCGACAAGCTCGACCTGCACGGCGAGTACATGAGCGCCCGCGACCTTGAGCAGTCCGCCTGGGACTACGTCGCTAAGCATCGCTCGGTGGGCCTCTGGCACGCCGAGGGCACCGAAGGGCACGGCACCGTCGTCGAGTCCTACATCTACCGCGGACCGGACTGGACCCTCACCGGCGCCGACGGCTCGTCCGTCGTCGTCAAAGCCGGCGACTGGATGCTCGGCGTCCAGTGGGACGTGCCGGCCTGGGCGGAGATCAAGAAGGGCCGTATCGACGGCATGTCCATGCAGGGCCGCGCGATCCGCGTCCCCACCCCTGACGCGGCCGTAGCCGCCTGACAAGGAAGTTCACCGTGTCCGAAACCCCTGTCGCCCTCGAGGGCGCCGAGATCGACCGCGTCGATGGTGTCAAAGGCCCCGCGACCGGCATCCCGTTCGTCCTGGTCAAGGCCCTGGACGACGACGAGAACCGCGCACAGCTTGAAGCCTTCCAGAAGGAGCAGGGCGAGCCGGCAGCGGCCGAGCAGCCCGCCCCGGAGGGCTCCGTGACCCCCGAGCCGGCTGAGGCCGTCAGCGAGGATTCTGCGCCCGCCGAGGTGGAGAAGTCCGAGACGACCGATCCTGCTCTCGCCGCGCTCGAAAGCCTCGACGCCGAGCTCACCGAGCACCTCGTCGAGACCGGCACCATCGAGACGGAGGCCCCGGTCGAGAAGGCGGAGGCCCCCGCGGCTGAAGCTCCGGTCGAGGTTGAGACCACGGCCGAAACCGTGGAAGCCCCGGCCGAAACCACGGGTGAAGCCGTGGAGAAGGCCGAGCTCCCGGCCATGACGGAGCAGCAGCGTCTCGCCCGGTACCTCGGCCTCGCCGAGCCCGTCGAGAAGGCCCTGCCGACCGCTGAGGAAGCCGCGAACGCCGCCCTCCCCGAGGCGCCCGCGTACGAGGCGCCTGTTGTCGACGGCACCCCCGGCTCCCCGGAGTGGGAAGCCGCCGACGCCGACAACGCGAACAACGCGATCGCGCTCCTGCTCGCGCTGAAGGCCCGTATCGACATCGCCGCCGAGCGTGAGCGCGCCGAGTGGGATTCCCCGTCCGGCGAGTACGACGACATCGACAACGCCTGGGACCTCGAGGACGCCTCCTGCTCCCTGGACTGGATTCTCGGCTGCCTGGCGAAGTTCGCCGTCACCGAGGCCGCTGAAGGAGTCGCCAAGTCGGCTGACTCCCCCAACTCTGTCCGCGCCGACGTGTTCGTGGCGCGGCTCATCCCCGCACTCAAGGAGACCGACGTGACCGACGTCGCGAAGTCCGAAACCGCAACGACCGAGGCCGTCACCCCTGAGACCACCCCGGAAGCCGCTCCCGCGGCCCCGGAGGAGACCGTCGAGAAGGCCGAGGGCAACCAGCCCGCGGCGACGGAGGCTCCTGCCACCGAGGACCTGTTCAAGTCGGCCCTCGACCAGTTCGCCAAGTCGGACGTGTTCAAAGACACGATCACCGGAGTCGTCAAGGCCGCCATCGCAGAGGACGTACCCGCAGCCATCGAGGGCTCGGACGTCGTGAAGGGTCTGGCCGCCCGACTCGAGACCGTGGAGAACCAGCCCGTGTCCGGCGGACCCCTCCTGCGCGGCGCCACCGGCCTTTCGGCCGACGGCCTGACTCTCGTCACCAAGGGCGGACCGGTTGGTCCCGCCGGCGAGATCCCCGCAGAGCCGGAGGACATCCGTAAGGCCCTCGAGTCCGTCACGGACCCGGGCGCCCGCGATGCCCTCTCCCGCGCCCTCGCGAAGTCGAGCCACCCGCTCGCCGCTCGCTGAACCCGGTCGGGTTCGCCCCCGTTCGTCCACAACTTCACAACAACTGAATACGGAGTGATCGCACAGCCATGTCCGACCTCACGCAACTGACCGCCGAGACTCTCGGAGTCAAGGACGAGGTCCTCAAGGCGGTGACCAGCCAGGGCTACAACACGACCCTCGGCCTCACCGGTTACAACCTCGAGGCACCCGCCAAGCTCCTCGTCCCGGTCCTGTCCCCCTTCCGCAACCGCGTTCCCCGCGCGATGGCCCCGAACGGTGCCGCCGCCGCGCAGTGGAAGGCGATCACCGGCCTGAACGTCACGAACGCTTCGCTGTTCACCCCGTTCGGTGTCGCCGGTAACCTCGTCTCGACGACCGAGCAGGACAACCTCGCGTCCTACAAGGCGATCTCCCTGGT